AATAATTGGAATGTATCTAATGTAACTGATATGGAAGGTATGTTCGGTGGTGCAAGTGCATTTAACCAAGATTTGAATAATTGGGATGTAAGTAATGTCACTAGGATGCACAGTATGTTCAGGGATACAAGTGCGTTTAATCAACCATTAAATAATTGGGATGTATCTAATGTTACAGTTATGAATCAGATGTTCAGGGATGCAAATGCATTTAACCAAGATTTATCAATGTGGTGTGTGTCTAACTTCCCAACTATGCCTTCTGAGTTTGACCTTAACGCAACTAATTGGACACTACCTAAACCTGTGTGGGGTACATGCCCTGCACCATAGCAGCTATTCAAATCCGCCAATCCCAAATATGTATTATTTGGGATTGGTTAAATAGCACAATATCAACAATCTACGCATGATTGACCCATCAACATTTTTATATAGGTTGTGACCATGTACTTCAACGAGCCAAAATCCTAAGCAAAGAAAATAATTTTATAACTTTTACTGGTAGGTGTAGTCACGAGTTGTTTAAAAAAGAAGATGCTAAAAATAGCATAGGCTATATTTATTTAATTAAACTCTATAGCGATGATGAAGAGTTTGTTAAAATTGGAATAACATCTAAAGAAGTAGAAGATAGGTTTAAATACTTGTACTTAGATTGTAATTATGGTATAGATTATTTATTAATTAAAAAGATGAATATTTATAATGCTTTCTTAACAGAGCAATACTTACTTAACACTTATAAAGATAATAAGTATAAACCTATGTCAAAATTTAAAGGTTACACAGAGTGTTTTAATATTTCTTTATTAAATACATTATTACAAGAAATAGATTCTAGAAATTGACAATTACATTTTAATGTAGTAATACGCCTAATTAATAAGGATAGAAATATCCTTATTAACATTATTACTATTAGGAATATTTATGGAAAAAATACCTGTTATTCAAGAAACTCAAGAAGTCTCTGAATCAGAAACTAAGATTATGAATCTTTCCGAAACATATTGGAGAGACTATTTAAAAGAGCAAAATTATAATAAAGATGTAAATCAAATGTGTGCTCTTTGTATTAAAGAGCAAATTGAAAAATATGGTAGTCAGACTATTCCTTGTACTGGACTGAATTCAGCTAAAGATAAAATGAGTGAAGACTTATTTAAGCAAATAGCGAACACTTTAACTGAACAAGAAATAAAAGAAATGGATGCTATATTCGATCCTTATACTTATATGGAAGTATTTCTTGATACTAATAAACCTGCTGAAGAGAGTGGAGATAAACCATTAGAAGACAGGTGGTATCAAAAATTAATTAGTAAATGTAGTTCTCAATCTAAGGTTATAAGATTAGGTAGGCGCGCAGGTAAAACATATATGATGGCATTAATGATGCTACATGAGATGCTGTTAACACCTAAGTATAAAGTATTACTTGTGTCTCCATATGCTGTTCAAACGGAAGAAGTAATTAATACTTTTAAAAATCTTTGTTCAAGACTTCCCGAAGATCCTATTATCAGAGCTAAGCAAAGCCCTATACATTTAATTGAATTTTCTAATGGTTCTGTGTTAAAAGGTTTTACTGCATCAACTGATGCGAATTCAGTACGTCGGACAAACTGGAGATAGAGTTGTTTTGGATGAGTGTGTTGTAGGTAGTACTCAAATACTAACTAGTAATGGTGATACTAAATCTATAGAGAATATTAAGATAGGTGATATGGTATTGTCTGAAGTTGAAGGCAAGCTAGAAGCTCACCCAGTTATTGATCACACTATGACAGGTATTAAACCTGTATATAAATATATATTTGAACATGGTTATGAATTAATCGCTACAGAAAATCATCCAGTGTTTACTAGTGAAGGTGAAAAACCTATTAGTGAAGCTAAAGATATTAAAGTAGCTATGTTTAAAGATATGTATGCTAAATTAGAAGAAGTCATTTATAAGGGTGAGAAACCAGTATACAATATGACGATAGCTAATAGTCATAATTATATTGCTAATGGATTATTAACGCATAATTGCGATGACATACCTGAAGCAGCTATTGTATCTATTATGGCTATTCGTATGTCCGTACCTGATGTAAAAGTATGGAGATCTGGTACTCCTAAAGGTGAAAGGAATCTTTATAAAGCAGAACAAGATCCTCAAAACAAATGTTTCCATTACCCTTCTTTCGTTATTCCCCATTACGATGATAAATTAGATCAGGCTTTGAGACATGAGATGGGAGACGGTATTGGTTATGTACAAGAAGTTATGGCCATTATGGGGCTTGCTTCTAATTCTGTGTTCCAATCTATGTTCATTAATAGAGCTCAGAATAAATTAGTTAGAATTACTGCTAAAGAGGTCATGGAAGATAGATCTAGATTTATTGTTTTTATCGGAGTAGATTGGAATCATGACCAAGTAGGTTCTAGGCTATTAGTCATTGCTTACGACAAAATATATCCTCAATTTCATATAATTGAGAAAGAAAGAGTAGCTATTGAGGGATTTACACAATACGCTGCTGTTGAAAAGATTATTAAATTAAATAGAAAGTATAATTGTGATCATGTGTTTGTAGATCAAGGCTTTGGTGCTTCTCAAATTGCACAATTAAAACAATTCGCTTTATCTCAAGTAGGTATCGTACCTAAAGGACATCCAGACTTAAGATTACTCGATGTTACTCCTATTGACTATGGTAGTTTTACAGAAGTAAGAGATCCTATTACTGGTGACGTTTATAAAACACCTACTAAACAAATGGCTGTAATGAATGCAGTTGAAGTATTTGAAAAAGACTATATAACTTTAGATTCAAAAGATGATCATGAAATAATTTTACAATTAAAGAATTATATTGAAAAATCTCGAAATAAAGGAAGAATTGTATTTGGTTATATATCTAAGAAAATTGGAGACCATGATTTAGATGCGTTAATGATAGGTTTATTTGGTATGAAAAAACTATACTCTTCTTTATTTGTTGGTGAGTCTACTCAAGCTTTATTAAAATTAGTTAATTTAGATGATAAGACAGGTAATCCAGATGTAAAAAACTTAGAACAATATGAAGCTGTAGTAGGTTATAGTTTTGGTAAGAAATCAAACAATTATTCTAGAAGTGAAAGAACAAGAGAAAGAACATATGAAAGAAATATTAATCGAAGAAAAGGAAGGAGTTTGTTTTGAGTACATTACTAAATACAAATGAAAATATAAGTACATTAGCTTTATGTTACTTAGATGAAAAAGACGAATATTTAAAAGAGATTGATTCTTCTACTTACTTCGCAGTATCTCCTTTAAGTGTCAGTTATAAACGATTATACTTAGTAGGCGATTACATATATAAAGGAGTAGTTACTATTACTGCCACCTTACCAAGTTCTTTTGAAACAGACTACACTGTGAAGATTAAACTAGGCGAAGCTTATGATAATGTTGAACAATTCGATGGTTTTAATAATGTAGCTACTAGTGAGTATTCTTCATTACTATTTAAGTATGGTAATGCTATACCCTTAGATGTTATGATATATTCTAATAATGTTACAGAGACACATACGCAAGTTAATTTTTTATTAGAATGGGAAGAATAAATTATGAATTTACCTGTTGATTTTTTAATAGATTTTAATGAAGTGTATTTAGCATATGTTGATCCTGTTAGTAATGCATTAAAAGAAATAGATCCCTCTACTTTATATTTAAAGATGAGTCCTTTTGAAAGAGTAATCAGAAGATTTTATATCTGCTCTAATCAAATAGATGCTACTCAAATAACAGCTATTGCTTCTATTGATGGTCCTCAAAAACATGCGTATGATGTGAAAGTAAGATTAGGTTATAATTATTCTAATCTTAATTCTTTTATTAACTCTAGTAATATAGATAACGTAATAGTTAATACAGCTCAGAACTATTATGATAATGCAATTCCTATTGATATATACATAGAGTCTTTTAATAAAACAGAAACTTGTAATGTACTTGATATAAGTATTAATGTCTCTGATCATATACAACTAGAATGATTTAAAACTTGACAAAATGACATTATTATGATAATAGGCAACGAAAATATAAAGCCAGAGAATGGTTCTACAATTGAAGAAATACAACAAGTCTTAGCAGAAGCACGATTAGCTGATATCAATTTAAGAAACAAATTATCTAAAATAAAGATACACGTTAGTGGTAAAAGCAATCCAGAATTAATTAAAGCAATTAGAACGGTATTTGACGATACTTACATAGATACTAATGGGAATTCTATTATTACTTATAATATGTATTGTTCTGTTATTAATCTATTAAGACAAATAGGTTTATCTAAAGCTGAGGAGATTTTATAATGGTTGCTAATTTGAATGCTAGTGCTTTTACTAGTGAAACTCAAAATGACTTTGCGAGTAAGGTGATAGCAGAAACCTATATGCAAATATACCAATACGCTGCTGAAGATTTTACAACTCACCCTGATATGAAAAGATTTATTCTAGACTTAACTAGTTGGATGAGATCAGTGGATCAGAGATTAGCTCAGCAGATGAAGCTAATATCAACACATAGTCATCAGATACCTCCACACATACATGGAGTTATCAATCATAGTGTTACTACTCCAACTCCTCTAATAACTTTAATACCTACTAATAGTGCTTCTATTAGGTGGTCACCAATTACTTACCCTATTTATATTAATACAACTTTCACAGAACCTAATTATGTAGGCAACAGCATTACTATTAGTGTAGCTAGTGAAGGTTCTGTTATGCCTATTATTAGACGATTAAAACCTATATCTAAAACGTTAATACCGAAATTAAGTCCAGCGTTGAAAGATTCTTTAACTGCGAGCTTATAATGGATATTAATTATACTAGTGATAACTCTAATGTTAATTCTATTTTATATGAAGCTCAACTAATAGCAACTGCCTTTAGTAAAGCATTAGAAGATAATAATTGTTTACTTATTTTACCTATTGGCTTACATCAAGAGATTAATAATAGTGCAAGAGATGTAGAGGATTTAGTAGAAACTATAGATGAAATAAATAATAATTTAGATGGTAATACAGACGATGGCACGGATGCTATATTAGATATAATAGATGAAGCTATTCGTGATTCTAAAGAGAAATGTTTTTCTTGTAAGTTAGAAATGCCTAAGATAGACTTTAATGTTGATTTAGATGCAGCACTTAGTAAACTAAAATTTCAATTAGACTTATATAAGAATATGTTTCAATTTAATAAATTAGATATATGTCAAGCTAGTTATTCTTTAATGCAAGGTTGCTTGCCTGATATTTTGAAACTAATAACTCTGTTACTAACAGCATATGTCTCTATTATGATGCTAAAGAAATTATCTAATATTTCTATTATGGCATTTATTAAAGGAATATTATCTAGTTTATTATCTAAATTATTAGGTAGTTTAAAAATTACTATGAATATAGGCGCTACTAATATTTCTTGTTTAATTAACGCTTTAAAAGAAATAGCACTTGCTGTTCCTACTCAAGAAGCTATCCAAGCTAGGTTATCAGCAGAAGAGAAGATAGTTCTTGGTATTAATGATGCTAATAATAAACCAACAGACTCAAATATACTTAGAAATAAAATGGTAGACGATCTTTATAAGAATTTACAAGACAATATAGATACTATGAGAAAAGCTGATAAAGCTATAGATAATATTGATACTAAAGTTAATGAGACCTTTAAATTAGTATCAGATGTGGTAGATAGCTCGATTAAAGAAGTGAATGAGTATATTCAAAGTTTACTATCCTTTCAAACATTTTTTGAATGTGAAAGTACTAGAAGTGGCATGGATGTAGAAGATGCGTTAGCTACTATTAATAAGTTAATTAACGTTTTAAATCTACTTAGTGCTGTTGCTCTGTCTATAGCTAAAAAAGAGATTCGTGAAAAGGCTTGTAAAACAGATAAACATATTAATAATTTATCTAGCTCTCAAATTAATGATTTACAATTAAAAGATATAGTAGAAGAATATAATGAAAAAGTGACTGAGTTAATTAACTCAGATGAAAATGGATTAGAGTTATTAATTAAAGAAGACCCTGTTGAGGATGGTTTACCTAAAATTGATTTATTAAATTGCTCTATTAACGATTTTGTAGAGGCTCATACTCTACCTAATATAATAAGAGTAGCTAGAAAGCAAGTCGAGAGAGAACGCAACCAACCTTCTACTTATGTTCCTGAAGCTACTACTTACATTTTTAGAAAACCTTCTGGTGATCAAATAGATTATATTAACAACTTAGTTGATATGATTTATATACCTCCTGTTGAAAGGATGCCAGAAGAAGATACGAATATCAATGTACCTCCTATTATTAATCCTATTCAGAAAGATCCTATTACAGTATCTAGTATTCTAGAAGATGTTTTAATTAACTCTGAAGATAAATCTAAAACGAACAGTTTAAAATGTAGATCTATTGATGATGTACTAGATATATTAAATTCACTTAAATAAGAGAGTACAATGAATATAATTACAAATACTAATGTAAGTCGAAGTACCTATAAGATTGAAGATGCTAATCAAGCTTTAACTTTAAGAAAAGTTAATACTCCTAATTACAGATATATGTTACATCGTATGATGGGGTTAGCTCCAGAAGAATACAATGACATGGAGTATGATTTATCAGAGCATTCTAGAATTATAGATACAGAAGCTTTTGTTACAGCTGCGTTTAGAAAGAAAAGACAACTAATACTTAAGAACGGTTTTGAATTGAACTCAGAAAATGAGAAGAATTTAAAATATATACAAAAAAGATTAGAAGAATTTGAATTCGTAACCTCTCAATCTTTTAGAGATTTTGTTGCTGAAATTGTTGAGAATATGGTTAATTTTAATAATTGCTTTATTCTTAAATATAGAAAAGAAGAGTCTAGTAGTGGACTATTAAGAGAACTACCTAATGGCAAGGAATTTAAACCTATTGCAGGTTTGTTTACTTTAGCAGCACCTACTATTGATACTGCTACGCATCCTAAGACAGGTCAGATTGTTAAGTATCGTCATAGAATTACTGAGAGATTTAGTAAGCAATTTAAACCTAACGATATCTATCATATTTTTGAAAATAAAAGAGTAGGTATAACTATTGGAACACCTCCTTTAGAATCTGTAAAAGATGACATTATTATATTAAGAGGTATAGAACAAGATGCTGAGTCTATGATTCATAGACATGCTAATCCTATCATTCAAGTTCAAGTAGGCACAGATGATTCTCCTGCTAGAATTTTAGGCGATGGTACTTCAGAAGTAGACTTATACTCTAGTATTATTGAACACATGGCTGAGAATGGTGGTATATCTACACCTCACAGAGTTAATGTTAAGATGCTAGGTGCAGAGTCTCAAGCTCTTCGTTTAGAAACTTACTTAGAATATTTTAAAAATAGAGTATTAACTGGCTTATGCATTTCAGAAATAGACTTAGGTGGTTCAAGTAAAGGTGATTCGGATGTTGCTTCTAATTCTTTAAAAGAAGAAGTAAGAAGTTATCAAGATTGCATATCTAATTTTATTACCAATTATATCTTTAACGAACTCTTATTAGAATCTCCTATGTATTCTTCTAGGTTCTTTGTACCTGAAAATGAAAGAGTTGTTCTTAAATTTATTGAGCCTGACTTAGATAAAAGAATTAAAATAGAATCTCATTATTTAAATTTATTTGTTTCTGGTTTAATTAATAAAGAAGCAGCTATTAAAAACATGGAATTTGAAACTAAAGATTTAGCTCCTGATGAAGTAGACACTAATTCTAATACTAATGGAGTTAGGGCTAATATAAGTAATAATATATTAGAACCAAAAAACCAACATTCTATTAAAGACAGTTTAACTATTACTAACTATATTCCTATTATAAATTATTATTCAAAGTCTTACGAAGAGTTTATCTCTAAGTTACTTAATACTTATCCTGAGAATATTATTAACAATAATGAATTAATGATTCAAAAAGTCTTTGATAGATTAGACAGTATATTTATCTCTCATGGATTAGATTATGTAAATCAATATGTTGAGTCATCTATTTTTACACTATTAGGTACGCAAGGGGTTTGAAACTTGACAAATAAAAAATGTTGTGGTACAACCTCGAAAACTGATGAAGGAAATATTAATGAAAATCAGTAATGAAGAAACAATTCGAATAGAAAATAAGTTCTTAATTGAAGATTCTCTAAAACTCAAACAGAAAGTTAACGTTCAAATAGAGGCAGCACATGCTGGTACTATAAATGGTAACTTTTTATTTTATACTCCTAAGTCTTTAATTAAAGGTGCAGCTTCTTTAAAGGATTTTTATAAGCCTTTACAGAAAAAACATTATAGTAAGACTTTAGGTTATATATATGATTCATCGTACACTGATACGAGCAATGGATCAACACATTTCAAGAAAATAAACGAAGCTACTACTCCTGAAGACTTAGTTAAAGCTGTTAAATCTTATCTTAAATCTAATGACTTTAAACAGTCTAAAGGATTTGGAGTATTAACAGCTAAAGCTAGTTTACATGATGCGAAGAAAATTAAAGATTTAAAAAACCATGATGTAGGTACTGTTTCAATAGCTGGAGATTCTTCTGATGCTTATTGTAGTATTTGCTCAGGAATGATAGCAGAATGTGATCATAAGCTTGGTGCAAGATATAACAATGAAACTTGTATCGGAATCGTAGCAGATAATCTTGAATTAGATCACATTAGTTTTGAAACAATTCCAGCTAATTGGGAGACAGGTACTTTAATTATACAAGACTCTCAACTATATGGTAAATTAGAAATAATTACAGAAGGACAACCAATGAAACTTACTCTTGTTGAACTAAGAGAAAAGTTATTAGGTAACTTAGAAGAAGTATTAACTAGTTTAGAATTATCAGAATTCATTGAACAGTATAAAGTTGATATTTCAGCAGCTAAGAATAGTGAATTTTTATCACCCGCTGATAGAGTATTACCTTTTAACACACCACTAACAATTTATGTAGCACAGAAATTAATAGAACAATTAGAAGATTCTGAAGATAAAGAAGTTATTGTATCCACTCTTGGTACAGCCTACTTAACCTTATTTGAAGGTAAGTCTGAAGAAGAAATCTTATCTCTTGTAAGAGAAGTAGAAGTAAAAGAAGTTCCAGCAGTAGTTGTAGATGAACCAGTAGTTGAAGAAGTTGTTAAATCAACTTTAGAAGTAACTGATGCAGATAAACTTGCTTTTGCTATTGCTGATAGTGTTGCTTCAGCCATTGATGAAAAATTCACTGGTATCGTTGAAAAACTTACAGAAATCTTTACTAAAGAAGCTAATGGAAAAGCTAATAAAATTTTAGAAGATCGTATTGAAGCTTTTAAGGCTGATTTAAACTCAGCAGAAGTTTTTAAAGATCAATTATCTGATGAATTAAAAGATTCACTAGTTAATCAAATTATCTTGTTAAAAAATATTCCAAAAGATCATGACTATATCTCAGTTCTTAAGAACAGAAATATTCAAGATTTAAAAAGAACCCTCGAAGATCATTTATTTTTAGATATTAAATCTAGTGTGATTCAAGAAACACCTGTTATCGTTGCAGATACTTCAGTATTAGCTGTAGCAGATTCACAAACAGAGATTAATTCTCAGGTAGATGTTACTATTGCTTCAAGTGAAATGAGCGAAGAAGATCCTACAGTACTAGAAATCACAGATGAAGATAAAATCTTGTCTGATATTGTAAGTAAATTACCTGAAGAGAAATTAACGAAAACTTCTTTCACTAAATTGTATAAAGAAGTATTTTTCAATCATGGCTCTCATATAGCTAAGAAATTACAACCTGTTTTAAAACAACAAAACAAACTATAATTATTTGGAGAACAAAATAAATGCCGTCTTATAATTCTTTTGGTTTAGACCGTACCTCTAATACAGGTTTTAGTATTCCTGTTCAAACATACATTCCTACAAACACTCTATCTGAAGGTGTATCACCTGCTGGTCGTTTTATTGTAGCACCATATTTACCAACTTTACGTTTTAACGAAGAAAAACATGTAGATGTCGTTATTGCTAGTGGTAAAGTATTAGCGATGGACTCTAAAGGTCAGATCGTTCCAGCTGGTCTTCGTTACGAAGCTGCTGAATATGCTACTGCACTAGCTACTTCTGTTGCTGCTGCTGATGCTCAAGCACTTGTTCGTTACTCAACTTCTGATGTAGCTAAAGGTGTTCGTAATTTTAAAGGTGTTATCGTAACTGCTAATGAGCCAGTTGTTAAATCATTCTTTACTGGTACTACTTTAGACAACCCTATTTCATATTTTGTTGGCGTAGGTCAATATGATATTTTCCGTCATGCTGGTGGTGATAATTTAACTCCTACTGCATTACGTGATATCAATATGAATGTTCAACCTGTAATCGCATTCTTATCTGATTACCATATGCAATACCCTGTTGTTAAAGATGTAGCTACTATTCGTACTGCTCCTTTAGCTGGTATCGCTGCTGTTGTTGCTGCTAAAACTGCAATTACTTTTGGTACATTCATTACTTATGACCGTGAATCTAATTTCGTTCCTTGTAGCGATTTACATGGCTATGGTACTGCTGATCAAGAAGCTATTGTTGGTCAAGTAACTGGTTTACGTGTTTACAAAGATCCTGCTACTGATGCAGTAACTGGTAATCATAACTGGTTGGATCGTGTTGTAACACCTAACGCTGCTACTGCTAGTGTTTTAAATAGAGTTCCTGGTTCAGATAACCAAGGTATCGGCACTTTCCTTGAATTTAGTAATGGTTATGCTGTTGCTGAGTTTGGCATTCAAACACGCTAATATACAGTAATATAGAAAATAGAAATAAAAAAAGGATACTATAAATG